GATAAGACTCTTGCTTTTGATATGTATACTTCTTGTATAGTTCCAAGTAGTCAAGCTGAGAAATACCAGAGATATCGTAGTGAAGTTCTTCGTTACCTTTGATGAATGTGTTGCGTTCGTTGATCAATCCCCAAGGGCTAATCTTCTTGGCAAGAGATTCACCAAGTTCTCTATTGAGACGTTTGATTAGATAAGGTACGTCAAAGAAGTCAGTGTTCCAACCAGTGATAACATCTGGATAGTTTTGTTGCCACCAGATAATAAACTCTTTTAGTAGATGCTGTTCGTCTGAGCAGAGGACATATGTTACATCTGAGCGAGTGTTTTCAAATGGTCGTGTACCCCAAGTAACAATCTTCTTGGATTGAAGATCCTTGACAGTGATTAGTAGAATCTCTTCGTTGGCTGTGCGAATGTCTGGGAATCCAGACTCAGTTTGAGTTTCAATGTCAATAGTGAATACACGAATCTGTTCCATATCCCAGTTGACATCACCTTCATAGTTGTCACTGATATACTGGTACGCATAGTTGGTGTTACCATAAACACTGAAGCCAACTACGTCTTCGTATTTCTTAATGAACTCTCTCGTTTCCTTGATAGTTCCTGGCTTCATCTCATCAACATATTGTCCTTCCAGAGTTTTGTACTTAGAAGGCGACTTAGAAGTGACAAAAAGCGTAGGGTAGAAATCTACCTTACGCATATATCGTCTACCCTTGTCGTAACCGATGACGAACATCTTGTCGCCATACGGTGCTACACTAGTGTAAAATTCCATTAAAATAGATCCAATACATCATCAATAAGACCACCAACATCTGAGACAATTCCAGTCTCTCTGTCTAGGACATCTAGTGCTTTGTTAGTTAACATACCAACACCGATACCAGCACCAACACCAAGCACAGTGGACAAAACAGTATCACCATATTTTTCTTTGATAAAGTCAGCAGTGATACTACCTGCAGCCAGATCGGCTGATAACTTTACAATATCTTTTCCGTTCATTCTGAAACCTTTCCATACATCAACTGCATTGCGTCAAGTGCACAATCGTGTACTGGATGATGCTTAATCACCTCATGACGTTTGAACAGTGGATGGTCTACACTTACATATCCGTTCGTGCTACCGTACATAATGTCAACAGCAGTTCGGACATCTCTCCACATATTATACCCTGTAATTTCTTGCAAGCCAACTCTTACGCACAGAGAATCAATTACAAGTTGGTCCAACGAACCACGTGCCCACATAGTTTGTTTACTTGCATTTGGAAACTTAGCCATGTATGCGTGTAAAGTTGCAATACCATTCTCGATCGTCATATCATCTCGTGACGGTTCAAAAGAAACTTTACGAACATATTCATGCTGTTCTTTCCACCAGTCAAGAGTAGACTTGGAAACAGTTCTACCCAACTGGATCTGTTCTTTTGCATTGAACTTAACAAAGCAAGCATTGCCTAGCAAGTCATCATAAGTTGGTCTCATCTCTGGGTCAAAGTGAATCAACGCTGCAGATAAAACTACAGCATTAGACTCAACTCCAAGAGATTCTACATCAAAGATAAACATATTATTCTCATTCAGGTTTGTAACCATCTTCAGTGAAGAAGACTTTTTGTTTTTGTTCGTCAGTCCAGCTAGAGCAATAAGAATTATCTACATCACATAGAGCCAGTGCTTCATCAGTTGTCATAACTCGATGAGACACAATCACTTCATCCAAGTGTTCTTGAGAGAACTCTTTGGCTTCTTTCATAACAACAGTATCAAGTGCGTATTCTGGATGGTCTTCTGGCACTTCTACCATGTAACGCATACGAAACATTGACACACACTCAACCATAACCCATTTATTCGCCATAATCAATCTCCATCCAGTTAGAATCTTCTGGAAGCAACTCAAGTGTAACACCTTCTGCTTCGTCAACTTGTTGTTGGAAGCTAGACAAAATACCCATAGTGTATGCACTCATACCATATGTTTTCTTGTGACAAACATAGACGCTACCACTAGAGCCATGAAACATAAACAAGTCGCCTTCTTGTTCGACTTTGGTAACACCACTGTTAAGTTTCCAGCTGTCACCTTGAGTAAAGCCACCATACCATGAAGCCAATACCTTGTAAATGTCTTTACCGTTGTGGTTAAACTTTAACATAACCCATTTGTCTGGATTGTACTCACGCATCGTCTTCACTCCTATACTTTGCCATTTTATCTTGGTACTCTTTTTCGTGTTTGTCACACAGAGTGCGAATCCAACCACCGTGTCTGCGAGTACCACGATCTCCGCAAGTCTCACATGTCACATCAGCCCACTCTTCTGCCATACGAACCATACCACTGACTGCATCATCTCCACCATCGTAGTAGAATCGAAGACCACCAAACTTTTCTTTTATCTGATGAATCTCAATATGGTGAACCTTTGGTGTGATCACTAGATTCTCAATACCAGCTTCAAGGATTTCATCACATCGCTGGATAATCCAATCACTTGGTGGCATATCACGATTAGAAGACATCCACTTGATAAGTTCTTCACGACCTTTCTTTGCCGCACGATAGCGTTGCAAGTCACGTGCACGAGTTTCTCGTTTCCACTTAATGTGTCCACGAATAACAAGAACCAAGTTCTCTACAATGTGATACCATCCTTCATTGATAGAGATACCACAATATACATTACGCATCGCTCGAGGATATGATTCCTGTAGACGCTTAGTGAACTCATCATACTTTTCAATTTCAGACATGGCTAACTTTCTCCACTTTTAGATACTTGTGAATCAACTTATCTTTAATCATATCTGGCACAGTCAGGTAAGGATACTCTAGAGTAAATGGACAACCACTATTACCCCATGCGCCAGTCTTTAGGAAAGATGTGAACAGTGCCACATCCTTTTTGTTTGAAACGTTAAAGTGACGTTTCGTACGAATAACAGTTTCTAAAATCATTTGATGTCCTTACTTGAGTCAGCAACTTCTTTATCATCACGGATTTCTAACACAATCGGCAAGAACAAAGATTCTTCTCCAGCTTTGTTCTTAATACGCATATTATACTTGATTGCTGCGATCTTGCCAATGATTTCTTTACCAAGAGCCTTGCGGTCTGCGTCTTTGAAGCCAGAACCAACTGAGACTTTGATAACACCATCAGCAGATTCGCATTGAATAGCACCAAGCATACCTGCATACTTACCAGTACCTTCTTCGATACCAACAATCTTCAGGTCACATTCCAACTCACCTTTGAATTTAATCTGGGTTTTGGAACGCTTGTCTTCCCAGATACCACGCTTGTCTTTCAGAATAATACCTTCTTGTCCCATAGACAAGTATCGTTCAAACAAGGTATTAGCCTCATCCATAGTAGCGACTTCGTGGTTCTGAACCAGATGAACTTTACTTGGTTTATTCTTCTCAACAAGCAATTTCAGTGAATTGAATCGCATACCATAAGGGGTTGCACAGTCACCAGTAATAAACAAGATGTAAGGGATAACATCCCACACAGTGGCATGAACCATCTTCGCTTCAGCTTCGCTGATAGTACCTTTGTTGGCTTTGTTCAAAATACCGTTGCCAGTTTGACGATCCAGAATAACATTACCGTCCATCACCAGCAATTCACCATCAAACACACAGTCTACATCACCAGCCATCTTGATGAAGTCATCATCGAGATTTCCTAGCAATTGGATTTCCTTGCCGTTGCGTGAACGATACTCCACCTTGCCATCCCGAACGATTGCGTTGAATCGCATCCCGTCCATTTTGAGTTGCACCAGTGCTGGGAATTCCACCTTGTCTACGAGTTTCTGCTCGAACGGACTGCACAACATTACTGGATATTCGCTCACCAAGCCAGTCCACACTGCGTTTGCGGTTGAGATTGACACCCCACCTTTTAGATCCTTTTGAATAATACGCTCAAGAACTTTTGCGTCTTCGGCAGAAAGAGACGACAACAGCATACGCAGATATTCGATAGCTGCATTGCCAGTAACTGCACGAGTGGACAAGTCATATAGACCACCAAGTGCATTGTCTAGTGTAGTGATTTTATCAGATTGAGTATATGCTGGAATTTTACGGATATAAAAATTAGTAAAAGGATCCAGTGCAAGGCGGACAACTTGAATCAACAGTTGGTTGCCACGATTCTCTTCCAGCTTTTGGATTTTATAGTTGCGGGAGTTATTTGACGCTAGGTCATCGAAGAAAGCATTAAGGTTCATTTCACTTCTTTCATTTTAAGATTCTTCTGGAGCACTTTGAATGTGCGATAACGTTTGTCGAAGCCAATGGGCTTGCTAAACATTTTGAATTCTTTCGTACCAGCTTTAAAGTAGCCATACATCTTATACATATCGTCAGAAAGAAGGTACGTGTGGTTTGAGTAGTTACCATCCCAAACAGTAGTTTCTCGCACTAGAATCATATTATACCCCAACCACAGTTACAAGACAAATTAAACAGTAGCACGTTTCTGTTCGAACAAACAGAATTTTGCAATATTGAGTTGCTTACGAATAACATCTTTGTCGTAACCCATTTCCAACATTTCTTGGCAGTCAGAAAGAATAGAAGCAACCACCATATCAACGCCAGAAAACTTAGCAGTAATAGAATTCAGATACTCTTCACGGATATCAGCTTCAGTAATACCGTAGCAATTCTTTTCAAAGTCAGTCATCACATCACCTTTCTCAATCATCATACATATATTATACTCCAAGTTGCAATTAAAGACAACAACTTTATGGAGATAACCCTACTGGCTGTAGGGGATTATAATCCCTGTAGATACAAGGGTCTAGAATGACGAAAACCCTCTACTCGAGAGGGTTTCAAGGGAGGTTTTCGGGCTTCTAGCCCTGTGGTTATGCGGTCTGGATAGCCCCAGCAGAAACAATTTCGATACCAGAACCAAAGATTCTATTATATTCGTTTACCATTTTAGTCGTCGGTAGTGCCTCTGACATAATAGCTTGTTTCCATAAGCTAACATTACCTTCACAGTATGGCATATATGGCATTAAAGCAATACCAACTCCAGTTTGGGTTTGTTGCATAATAATAACAGCTGGGCTTTTAATCTCAATCTGTTGATCATAATGATTAAAGACTTCGCCAATAATCTCTTCACCACTAATTAGTTTCCATACTTTAATTTTATCCATCATTATTC